GAGTGTAAAAGCTCAAGCTCAACTAACGAAGTTTCGCTTTTTGTCGAAGCTATACTTGTACGGAACTCATAATGGCCACTGTTAAAGAAGCCCTAATTAGACTAGAAGGCCACGAAAAAGAATGCGCCGTCCGATACGCCAACATTGAAAGGCGACTAGACGAAGGCTCTCAGCGATTTAAGAAAAGCGAAATGATGCTTTGGGGTATGTATCCTCTGATTATAGGTTTATTTCTGATTGAGAAGGGCTTGATATGAGCATCGTCACTTCACTAATCGGCCCAGTTACTGGGCTGCTAGACAAATTTATCGAGGACAAAGATCAAAAAGCCAAGCTCGCGCACGAAATCAGCACCTTGTCGGATAAACATGCACAGGAACTTGCACTGGCACAGGTTGCGCTCAACACTGCCGAAGCCAAAGGAAACTGGTTCCAGTCCGGCTGGAGGCCAGCAACCGGATGGGTCTGTGTCCTTGCCCTTGGCGTGAATTATCTAGTATCTCCACTAGCCGCTGGTATAGGTATCGATATACCTCAAGCAGATGGTGCTACACTTATGCCTATACTTATGGGCATGTTGGGTTTAGGCGGTATGAGATCATTCGAGAAGACCAAACAAATTGAAGGTAAGTAACATGGCTAAGTCACCAAAGATCGAAGATAAAAACTACTTTAAGCCGAAAGAACTGGTTTGCAGGCATACCGGCAAAGAAGGTTTTGATGAAGACTTTCTAAAGACCCTGAATGCTATCCGCGAAGAGTGCGGCTTTAGCTTTGCACTATCCTCTGCTTACAGGTCACCAGAACACCCCATAGAAGCCCGTAAAGAGGTGCTAGGAGCGCATACCACCGGAAAGGCAGTAGATATACTAGCCAGCGGAGAAAAGGCGTTAGAAATCGTTAGAGTGGCCCAGAAGCATGGTATACAGAGAATAGGTATACAGCAAAAGGGTTCGGGTCGGTTTATCCACCTAGACGGCTGTACCGAAGATGATGGATTTCCTTGCCCTGCTATCTGGTCATATTAAATTTTACATAGAACATAAAAAAGCCCCTCCGAGAAGGGGCGGTTAGTTTATAGAGTGAAAATACCCAGCGATTCTGTCTCACAAACTACAAAAAGGTCTGAGTTTAAGGCCGTTTTAGACAACGCCTCTATCGCATCTTCCCGCGACTTAAAGGGCTTATGACCGAAGCCCTCATTCCTTAATTGATCGTGCATTAGTCTCTTCTCAGTCATACTGTAAGGTTTTCCGTTAGGATTGATATGCCTATGCCTGATCGTGAAATACGTTTCCGATTTTGTGTCATGGTTAAAAGCCATTTTATTTTCCTTTGGTTAATTGATTTTTAAAGAACGTGCCATTCCGTGATGGCATAGCCATTATAACATAAGTAAACATAAATGTAAACCGAACTTAAAAAGATGGTTTTCCTAATCCAGCCATTTGGAGCTATTAATGGCCAGATGAATGGTGTTATACTTTTCAGGCGCAATAATGCGTACACTTTTGAATAGTGAATTATGTATCCCCCTTTGGCCCTGCTTATTGCGGGGCTTTTTTTTGCATATTAATTAACAAAAGAGTTTACTTTATGGTTTAGATGTGCGATTATAATCCCACATTCAATAAAACAAGGGTTACAAAATGACTATTACAACTATCGAAGCAACCATTAACGCGCAACTTGCTGACTTAAAAAGCGCACTGAATATAAACATATTGCGTGGCGACGACGACCGCATCAAAGGTTGCGAGTTTGCAATTATCGAACTGAACATTCTTTTAGAAACTTTTGAAAAGCAAGCAAAACAAAAAGAAGAGGACGACAACACATTAAAAAACGAAGCCTTTTTGTCTGCATAAATTAACCGCCCCTTCGGGGGCATTTGCTGTAGGAGGCAATATGGGAATCAACGATTTAAACGATCTGGAGCGCGGTGAGTACGACTGCGTTCTAGGTTACCAAGCCCTAGCAGGGCAATCAGATGCTTACTATTTTGGTTATGGTGAGCAGTATGCAAAAGAACAGACCGTAGGAGGTCAACAATGAAATCAAGCGAATCAATCAATGAGTTAGCCAGCGCACTATGTAACGCTCAGGGTCAAATGGGAGGTGCTGTTAAAGACAGTGCCAACCCTTTCTTCAAATCTAGCTATGCCGATCTAACGGCGGTTATTAAGGCAATCAAGCAACCGTTTTCTGATAACGGATTAAGCTATACCCAGTTCCCAGTTAGTAATGAAAATGGCGTTGGAGTATCTACCCGCCTCATGCACATATCTGGCCAGTGGTTAGAAATGGAATACACCCTGCCTACGGTCAAGAAAGACCCGCAGGCATCAGGTTCAGCAATAACGTACGCAAGACGGTACGCTTTACAGTCTATCGCAGGCATACCCACAGCAGATGATGATGCAGAATCTGCAATGCTGCGTGGTGATGACAAGAAGAAAATCACTGAAGATGAGGTAATTACTATCAAGAAACTTCTTGATGAGACCGCAAGCGATGAAGCCAAGTTTTGCAAGTGGCTAAAGGTTAAGTCTATTGATCAGGTTCTAGCTGTACATTATGACCGCGCTGTTGCCGCGCTAGAAGCTAAGAAGTGATTATCTTAGACCATGAGCAGGGTTCACCAGAGTGGCTTGCTGCAAGACTGGGCAAGCCCTCTGCAAGCATGTTTTCCAAGCTGATTACGCTTGCTGGGAAGCCATCTAGTTCTGCTGATGGGTATGTCAATGAGTTAATAGCAGAACGCCTTACAGGGCAATCTGAGCCGTTTCACGTTACTGAGTGGATGCAGCGCGGCACTGAACTAGAGCCAGAGGCTAGAGAGGCGTATGAGTTCATATCTAGCAATGATGTTATTGAAACTGGCTTTATTCTACATACTAGCTATGAGTTTGGCTGTTCGCCTGATGGGTTGATATTGGATCAGGGTGGTCTAGAGATTAAATGCCCTGCGCCTAAGACTATGGTCAGCTATCTACGCGATCCGCAGGTCGGTGTTAAGAAATACTGGCAGCAGATTCAGGGCTGTATGTGGATTACCAAACGTGATTGGTGGGACTTCTTTGCCTACCACCCAGAAATGCCGCATGTATTAGTGCGGGTTGAACGCGATGACGAATATATCGCAAAACTAGCCATTGAAGTCCAAGGGGCTGTGGCTGAAATACTAAACCAAGTGGAGAAGTTAAAATGAAAGTAGGATTATCTGTAAGAATCGATGTTACCAAGATCGACAAAAGCCGTCTTTATAAGGGCGCAAAGGGTACTTATCTTGACCTAACAACCTTTGTCGATACGGAGCAGCAGGATCAGTATGAAAACAACGGATTTATCAGCCAGTCAACCACCAAAGAAGAACGCGAGGCTAATGTGCAGACCCCGATACTGGGGAATGTAAAGGTATTTTATACCGATGGCAGTACGCCCAGCAGTGCGCCTGTACAGCAAGGTGGTATGAGTCTTGAAGAGTTAGATGATGATGTGCCGTTCTAACCTAAAAAAGCCCCTCTTTCGAGGGGCAAACCATAGGAGGTTGCTGATCGGGGGAACCAGCCTAATTAATATATCACAGGAATTTTGACGATGGAATTAATCGATGCAGGCAAATGCCTTAAAGCAGCACAAAAGGAACAAGGTATTACAAGCCGTGAATTGGCTAAACGCAGTGGGACATCACCGCAGCAAATGTTAAGGTGGCGCTCCAATAAAAACATCAAGCTACATACCATCCAGCTTTTAACCTTCCATTTAGGTATAAGCATCGATGCTTTTATAGCTTTTGGTAATAAGTAGACAAATAAGTATATTTTTACATTTAGATAGATTAAAGTACAAAAAGTGATCGGGCTAGAGGCTGACGGACTCCTTAAATAAAACGTCAGAGCGTGGTTGACCCTCCAGTACATAGCCCCTGCGATAACTCGGTAGTTATCAAAGGATAGGTTGGATATCCGATACGGTCACAAGTATTACCGCAGAGTTGCTTTAGCCCTCTGATCGTAAATTTACTATTCGTAGTAAAAGGGTTAAATCATCTTTAATAAAGTGTTTCTAAAAGTAACAAAAGAAAATTATAAGAAACATATTTACTAACTTTATCGGGCGAGGCTTGCCGAGCCATAGGAGAACAAAATGGGAATTACAATTAATGGAATTGAGAATGAAAAAGATGCTAAATTCAATATAACAGAGCAAGACATCCGAAACACTGTTGTCAAAATGCCTAAGAGGATATATTCAGCAAGAGCCAGTTTAGAAACTTGGTATGGATCGGTCGAGATTACTGGTTGGACTTTGCACAATATTTTTCAGCAGTGTTTAGTGCAGAACAAAGAATTTAGGAAACTTGTTAAGTTGTTTATTGATGAGCTAGATGATGGCAAAGAGTATTTGTACACTTGTAAAAAGTATTAATTAATTAGACTGTAGGAGGTCACAATGAACGGTAAATGGTCACAAGAAAACTTTAATTTGCATCACGAAAAAAACCCTGAGATATACGAAATGTTTGTTAGGTTCGCATTACAGGTTGCAAGCCGCAGGTCGTATTATTCAGCAAAAAATATATTTCATCGAATCCGGTGGGAAACCATGATCGAAGAAAATGATAGCCAGTTTAAAATTGATGATGGCTGGATTAGCCACTATGCAAGGAAATTTGCTGGCGAGTATCCTGATCACCGTGATCTCTTCAGATTCCGCTGTCGCGCAAAAAGCTATCATGGGGTGAACAATGCTGCTTAATACTAAAGAAGATTGGCAACCAGAACAGGCCGATATCATCCAATGGGGTAGGGCTTATCCAGCCGTAAACGTAGACCAAGAACTAATGGCTATGGAATCATGGCTAGATGCTAACCCTACTAAGCGAAAGACCAAGGCAGGGATAAAACGCTTTGTTAATAGCTGGCTATCTAGAGCGCAGAATCAAGGCGGTAGCTCACCGATTGCTAAGAGCTATAAGAAGGCAGATAGCCTAAGAGCTAGAACGCTAGATGAAAGCCTTACTGATATTAGTTGGCTACCTATAGAGCAGCAGCAAGAAATGAAGCAGTATTATCTTGCTCAACGTGGGTTTTATTACGATGGGGAGCTTAGACATGGGAGCAATTAATCAGCCCAGATTTGTTTATTATCAAAAGCATCCAAATTGCGAAGAATGCCCAGATAGGTTTTGTGGGTGTCACACTTCAAAACTTGAATATGGTAAAGCCTACACATACAAGCAACTAGCCGAGGCTGTTAATGTTAGCAAGGCAACGATTAAGGGTAGGCTGTACGGAAAACCGTACTGCACTGATCGTGATCTTTACAGGGTTGGCGATAGGGGCAAGAAACCTTCGGATTACATGAAGCGATCGAGAGGTTGCGATAAATTAGAAACAAAAAGCCAACAGTTATCCGGCAAATGGTTGCGGGTGGCAATATGAGTCAAGGCGACTTTGTGCAAATCAACAGCAAGTCAGAAATAGAAAAGCGACTACCTTTTCTGCTAAAGCGTATAGAGGGTTGGGATTATTCCAGCCCTTTAATTTTAAAGCTGGAGCAATACCAAGACCCTAGAAGTTTAAGCCAGAACGCCCTGTTTCATGTTTGGTGCGGGCAAATGTCAGAACACTTTATTAAGAAGATTCCTACCGCAACTAAAGACAACCTGAAGATGATGATGAAGCAGAGATTCTTGGGTACTTACGATATTAAGATCGGAAAGACATCTATTGAAGGGCAGGTAAAGTCTACTACTAGCCTTAAAAAAGGCGAAATGGTTAATTTTATGGATCAAGTGTATCATTGGGGTTTAGACAATGGGGTGCTGCTGACAGTTCCAGAAGATAGCGAGTACCAAAGGTTGAAAGCTAAACAGGATAAGTAACATGGCCAAGGTTGACCCAAGAGTATTGAAGGAATTTGCAACAACAGATAGACACCATGAAGTTTTAGATGCAGTCATAAAATGTGGCAGTCATAGCGCAGCAGCGAGAGAAATAAATTGCGCTAGGCAAAGCGTTGACAGGATGATACAAGTTTTAGAAAAAAAGGCTGCACAGCAAGGAGTTGCACCGCATCGAGACTTGACGCATCAGACGGCAGAAGGATTTGAGGCCAAGCGGATAAGCACCGCTTACAAGGATGATGGTTCTGTGGCCCTCCAGTGGGTTATACAAGAGCCTGAAAAGAAAAGCCTTAAAGAACGCCTTGCATTAATGGTTGACGGCGTTAAAGACGATTTAAAAGGCTTTAAAAAGCCAGTTAAAGAGCCTGCCAAGGTAAACGCTGACTATCTGGCCATGTACATGATTGGCGACCACCACTTTGGAATGCTTGCAGACTCAGAAACCAAAGTTGATGACGATGACTGGGACGTTAAGATCGCAACCAAAGTTTTAATCGATGCGACTGACCGTCTTACGAACAGAGTAGGTAATGCAGAGGTTGGAGTTTTACTTAATGTGGGTGATTTTTTCCACGCCGATAGTAGCTTCAACACTACCACTAAGGGTACGCCGGTTGATGTAGATACCCGTATCGCCAAGACGTTTAAGCTGGCTGGCAGGTTGTTCCAACTTTTAATTACCCAAATGCTTAAAACCCATAAGCAAGTCATCGTGATTAATGTTCGCGGCAACCATGATTCTGATATGGCTTGCCATTTGTCTAGCTGTTTAGAATTACTCTATTCTGAAGAGACAAGGGTAAGTGTCCTGCCTAATTATTCTAAGTTTATACATTTCCAATGGCACAACAACCTGTTTGTCTTTCATCACGGGGATCGGATGAAGCACGAGCAAATTCTACAAACGGTGATTAAGAACCTAGACAATGAGTGGTCGCAGTCTAAAAACCGCTATTGCCATTTAGGACATATCCACCACCATACATCCCGCGAAGTTGGATCGATGCACTTTGAACACTGGGGCAGTCTCACCGCTACGGATCAATGGCATTCAGATTCAGGCTATGGGGCTGAACGATCAATGACTAGCGTTGTTTACCATAAAGAGCATGGCGAAGACTCGCGGGTTAAAATCACAATTGGAGGGATAAATGAGTAATGTTATACAATTTCCACCTTCTGGCATATCGCTTACTAAGCAGCATTGTGAGTGCGGTTACCCTCTCTATTATTTTCTTGGTGCTGATGATTGCGCTTATGGGATATGTGAGCGTTGCAATCTTGGAAGCCCTGATGAGATCGTTATCCCCTTCGAGGAAACAGAGCATTGAAATCATTAAATAATCAGGTGGGCGGCGACCACTACAAGAATAAGGCGATCCAGCCTATAGAGTACATAATGGCTAACAATATGGATTTCTGTGAGGGTAATATTGTTAAATACATTACTCGCTGGCGGGATAAGGGCGGCATAGAATCGCTGCGAAAGATCAAGCACTATGTTGACTTTTTAATTGAGGGGGAATTGCGTGGCGAAGAGGAAGAAATCTACAACAGCCCAAGAGGTTGATAAGGCTGCAAAGCTACTACAGCGGCTTGTAAGGCTAAAGGCATCAGATGACAACGGATACTGCCAGTGCGTCACCTGCGGAAAGGTAGACCATTACAAGAATATGCAAGGGGGTCACTTTTATGGCCGCAGGAATCTAGTCTTTAAGTTGTTTGAAGAGAACATCCACCCGCAATGCCCTTCTTGCAATTTGTACGGGATGAAGACCACCAGAATACAAGAAGCCTATAGAATCTACATGGAGGATACATACGGCGCTAGACGCATCAGGGCCATGCAAAGATTAGCTTGGAGAGCATCGCCTAAGTTTAACCGCGAGGAAGTTATCCAGTTTGCCCGCGACCTAAAGGAGCAGATAAAAGACGAGGAATGGCGCGTAGGAGAATGCTGATCGAGGTATATACTCAAAAGTTATAAACAGTTTGTTTTTATGACATAACGATATAAGCAAAACTGTACATTTGTTATGAGATAGCTTATTGTTACACCTCAATCAAAAAACAAAGGTATTAACAGATGAACACTATAACTACTACTTACTACAACATTGAGCAGTTTGTTCCTAACAGCTACAAAGGTGTAGGCGTATGGGGCTGGACTTGTGACACCGTCAACGACAAGATTACTGACCGCGCTGAAGCAGAAGCAAAGATGGCTACAAAGATGGCATCGTGGGAAAAGTACCTTGCCAAAGAGCAGGAGCGAGTTGCAGACGGTACTGGTGAGCAAAAAGAATATGTTGCTAAACTTCAGTCCAACGTAAAATTCCGCATTGTAGAAGATAACAAATCTTTTACTCACGTTAGCCAGTATGGTTACACAGATGTTTATGCTTACGAAATCATTAAGGTAGTTAGCGATAAAACTATTGAGATTCGCCAGATGAAAACTAAGCATGACATCAGTCATTTAGAGCAAATATCTGGAGGGTATTGCGGCCATGTTGTAAGCCAGCGCAATCAAAAAGTTTCTTACGAGAGCGACTTTAACGCTCCAGTAGTTCGCGTCAGAAGAAAGAAAAATAACCCAGAGGCTTGGACTTCTAACGGTCAACGATTTGGACTTACCGAAGCCCCTTACGCCTTTCACGACTACAACTTCTAATTCAACCGCCCCCTACGGGGGGCATTTTAGGTTATTTAATTGTAAATAAAGGGTTTACATTAAGGTTAACTTACTTTAATATTTAATCTCAATCAAAAAACAAAGGGTATCAAAATGAAATTAACAATGAAAAAAGTCAATCAGGCCATTCAAGAGATCGAAGCCGGCTGGGAGTTAGTTAAAGGTAACGGCTACTTTTACTGGGTACACCCAACAGATATGAGTTACCTTGATTGCGCGACTGTTGGCGTTTACAAGCTAAACGATTATAACTTAGATCGCTGGATTGAAGAGTTTAAAGGTAGAGGGCCAGATTTTGGGACTTGGGCTTATTACAATCAGGAGGTGGCGTAATGATTAACCATCCGTACAAAATCGATCAAGTTAAAAACGAGATAGCGCGCAAGAAACGCGCTGAGAGCCGACAGTTTGCAGCTTTAGGCGCTCTGTTATTTGTTATGTATGTCACCGTATCAACTATGGGTTATAACGACTGTATCAATCTGGGGGTGTGCTAATGAGCATTTTAAAGTTTCAAGATCGCCTTGATGACATTGTAAACGGATTATTTCCAGAGTACCGTAACTGGGAGGGTGATCTAATTGATCTAAGCGATGGCCACAAGGATCATATCTGCTACCATTTTTTGATCTGTATGCCCTCATGGTGGGATGATTGTTTCCCGCCTTGTATTGTAAATCGCGAAGACTTCCTTCATGAGCTGTACTTAAATTCAGGTTCGCAATCTATATCGGCCATTATCAGGGATGACATCTATCTTGCCCTAGAGCATACTTTGCGGGACTTAGTGCAGGAATCTTTTAATAGGGTTCACAATATCCAACCAGAGCCGTTCGCAGGCTATGAAAGAGGTGAGTAATGCAAATTATAATATCTGTTTTATTGGGTTTATTGGCTGCTGTGCTTTTTAGAGGTGCGTGGCTTATGGTTCAAGATGCCGAGCATCGATACAATGAAAGGCAAAAAAAATGAAAGATATTAAGGATTTAATAGCTGAAGCGCATAAAAGTGCTGACAAAGCCATTAAGAAGGCGCAGAAAAGTGATCACTGGGCTAAGTTAAATGACTGGCTAAATGAGACAATAACCATTAAACGGCTCTATTTTGCTGTTGTATATTTCGCGTTATTTGGTTTTATCGCGTATGAGGTTATAATCTTTTAGCCAGCGTCCATAATGCGCCTCCTGCCAGCCTGATCCACTGGTGGCAGCAACGGATCACCAAGGCCGAGGTTACCTTAGTACCTTTTGACCCAGACTAGTCCACTGGGGGCTGATACGGACTACCTATTACAATATATATTCTAATATGTAATATTATACTTCAACTCACATATATCATAAATGGCATGGCATTCATGCTAAACCATCATTTCAAATCATAACCGATAAGCCTTAAAATGCGCCCCTAATCAATTAGGAGCGACCCTTGATACTTTACATGATAGCCTTTACCCTCGTTTCCCTCTCACTCGTCGCCGTAGACGATCTGCAATAGTTTACATTTCCGCTTAAAACCCGCTACAATGCCCCAACCAACTACAGTTCGGGTGTATCGTGGACTCTTTACAAGTAACTGCGCGAATAGATGAATGCCTATTCTTTGAGCTAGAAGATCACCTCTTTCAGTTTGATGCTATTATTGATTCGCTAATGGAAACTGACGTACAACGAAATCAAGTTCGTGATGCACTGTCTGACTGGTGTACATCGGTTAGTGAATCCGTAGAAGACATAACCGAAATCAAACAAAACGAAATCCAAGAACTTACACTAACGGCCGATGAAGTATTCGGCACTGAGGTTTAATGCGACCCAAGTGGATACCTGACGAGCTAGTATGCCGTAAAGCTCGCGAAATGGCTTCTAAGGGACTTACTGTTACGCAGATAGCCCATTGCCTTGGTGTAAGTGACGCAACCGTATACGAGCGCCAGAAGGAGTTTCCAGAGTTTTCAGAGGCTATAAAAAAGGGAAGGAGCGAAGGCATACATGAAGTTGCTAATGCTCTGTACGATAAGGCCGTTGGCGGCGATACTACTTCAATCATTTTCTACCTCAAGAAAAGAGATCGAGAGTCTTGGGGTGATGAATACATCGACCCAGTAAAAGAGATTCCACCTATCAATATAATCTTGGATGCAGATGCAATTAACAAAGCCGCAGTCTGAGATTTTTCTTAGCAAGGCTAGATTTGTGGCTGTTGTAGCTGGTAGGCGTTTCGGTAAAACCTTTCTTGCTACTGGATCGCTGTTACGCGCTGCTATCAAAGCCCCTAATCAAAATGTTTGGTATGTAGCTCCAACCTATGGGGCGGCAAAAGAAATATGCTGGCTCATGCTGCTAAACAGTATTCCACAAGAGTATATAGCGAAGACCAACGAAACAGCCCTGACCATTAAGCTAATTAACGGATCGTACATCGCGCTAAAAGGGGCAGAGAAGCCAAATAACTTACGCGGACGAGCTTTGGACTTTGTTGTACTTGACGAGTTTGCGGATATGCGCCCAGAGACTTGGTACGAAGTAATAAGAGCTTCACTAAGTGACAGGCAGGGAGCAGCCCTATTTATCGGTACGCCTAAAGGCAGAAATCATTTCTATGATCTATGGGCTAAAGGTAAAGACAAGTCGCATGATTGGGAGTCATTTCAGTACACCACCATTCAGGGCGGCAACGTCCCAGAAGAAGAGATTGAAGCAGCTAAATCTGATCTAGATGAAAGAACATTTAATCAAGAATATAATGCAGCGTTCGTAACCTATGCGGGGCTTATCTATTATGGATTTAACCGCGAAGACTCCGTATTGGATATGGGCGATGATAGTGGTACACTCCACATTGGGATGGATTTCAATTTAGACCCAATGTCTGCCGTTATCTGTTTGCGTAAAGGCGGGAAGCTGTACGCAGTTGACGAGATAGTCATGTACGGGTCAAATACTGATGAGATGGTTTCGGAGATAATAGACCGTTATCCTCGACGCAGTATTATTATTTATCCAGACCCAGCATCAAGACAGCGGAAAACCTCTGCTGGTGGTCGAACAGATTTGTCGATCTTACAGAACGCAGGATTTAGCGTTAAGGCGAAGAACTCACATGCATTGGTCAGGGATAGAATCAACGCTGTGAACAGTCGTTTACTATCGGGTGATGGTGAGCGGCATTTGTATATCTCACCGAAATGCAAGCAGACCATTAAGTCTCTTGAACGGCAGACATACAAAGAAGGGACGAGTATTCCTAACAAAGACGATGGGTTTGATCATATGAATGATGCCCTTGGTTACTTAATAGAATACCTGTTCCCTGTTCGTACTGAATACGCTACCCCCCAACCTACTAGGTGGACTTGATGAGATTGAACGCAGATACAACGCACCCTGATTATGATAAATACGAAAGCCGCTGGGAGTTTTATGTCCGCAGCTATTTGGGTGGAGAAGATTACTTTAATGGCGCATATCTAACGCGCTACATATCAGAAACCAGTGACGACTACGACCGCAGACTTGATCTGACTCCACTGGACAATCACTGTAAAAATATAGTCCATATCTATTCTAGCTTCCTTTGGCGAGTACCGCCTACTAGAGCATACAACAGCGCAGCCAATAACGTAGCCCTTAATCCTTTCCTGCAAGATTGTGACTTAGAAGGCCGTAGCTTCAATGCGTTTATGCGCGAATGCCAGATATGGGCAAGCGTTTACGGTCATGTCTGGGTGATGATGGATAAGCCTAAGTCTACAGCGGGAACTAAGGCAGAAGAGTTAGAACAAGACATCCGGCCTTATGTGACGATGTTTACTCCAGAGAATGTCTTAGATTGGAACTGGGTAAGAACCCCTAGCGGTAGATTTGAACTTGATTACCTAAAGGTCAGGGAAAGCGTTATTCGTGTAGATGAGACAACCACAGAAACGTATTACAGAGTCTGGTACAAGGATCGAGTAGAGCTATGGCATTCGGTTAATGACCTAGATAAGCAGGTTGAAGTAGATGATAACGTGCTTGGCCGTATCCCTGCTGTATTCCTTCCTGCTAACCGTAGCGTAACCAGAGGTATAGGGCTTAGCGATATAGCTGATGCTTCCTATATGCAAAGGGCTATCTATCAAGAATTGTCAGAGATAGAACAGCTTATCCGTATCTCTAATCACCCTACACTGGTTAAGTCATTCGGCACTGATGCATCTGCTGGCGCTGGTTCTGTTATCAATCTACCTGATGACATGGATGCCAGCCTAAAACCTTATCAGTTACAGCCTAGCGGCCAGAACCTTGACGCTGTTCGTGCATCGATTGACGATAAGATTGCATCTATTAATCGGATGAGTCACATGGGTGCTGTACGCGGCACAGAAGCCATGACTATGAGTGGCGTGGCTATGCAGACAGAATTCCAAATGCTTAACGCTAAGTTAGCAGAGAAGGCTGATTTGCTAGAGTTAGCAGAAGAGCAGTTGTGGATTTTATTCTGTGATTGGCAGGATGTCACTCCAGATGTACAGATATTCTATCCAGACGCATTCGACCTTCGTGACTACGATAAAGAACTATTGTTCCTACAGCAGATGAAGGCATCAGGCGTTAAGTCGGTTACTTTGTCGCAGGAAATTGATAAGAAGATTAGCGACCTTATTCTTGATGATGAGAACTTAGCGAGGGCGCATTCAGAGATTGAATCTGGCACTCAAGTTTTGGGTCAGTTTAATCAGCAGGTAATTGAAGAAGCCTAATGGCAGAAGATGTTGACCAGCTAAAAGAAACAATAAGGAAAGCCGCCCTGCACCAAGAAAGGTTGGCGGCTGCTTTGGTTACGCTAGAAAGTCGCATAACAGATGTTTTAGCCACAGCGCCATTAAGTGATGGCAATTTATTTGACTTGGAATGGGCGATACAGGCTAGGTCAGAATTAAGGCAAGTGATTGAAACTGAATACTTGGCCACTGTTGACAGTATAGTAAGGGAGTATGCTGGCGTTTCTGATGATATTGCGGCCATGCTTGGAACTTATGCAGACGTTGCAAAATTAGACCCTGCAATAGTCTCTCAGCTTCAATCAATGACTTTTAAGGGTTTTGAAGATTTAGGACAAAATTACTTAGATGCAATTTCAAAAGAAATATATGAAAACACTTTAACTGGAGCATCTTTTGCTTCCAGCGTTGCCATTATTAAGCAATCAGTAGATGCCGGTTTAGGTAGATACGCAAAGCAAGCGTTGCATGATGGTTTGATGCAATTTGACGCGGCTGTAAATACCAAGATTGCACTTGATGCTGGTGCAACTGAGTTTAAATACTATGGCCCAGATGATGAGGTTACGCGGGACTTCTGCGAAAAGCATGTAGGCAAAACATATACAAAAGAAGAGATTGAGGAAATCTGGTCTGGCAGTTGGGCAGGAAAGATTAGCGGCGATCCTTTTGTAGTTCGGGGCGGCTATAACTGCCGTCATAGATTCAGAGGCGTTTTTTAACGAGGTGACATATGCCACAAGGGAAAGGAACATACGGTTCGAAGGTCGGCCGTCCTAAGAAAAAGAAGAAGAAGGTTAAAAAGTAACCAATTATGCTACACTTGTAATTCACCAATACTCTTTAAGAGGCACGCGACATGAGCGATGAAATCATGGAAACACAAGCAGAGACTGAAACTGTTGCAGTAGAAACTCAGGAAAGCAAGACCTTTACACAGGATGAACTAGACCGCATTGTCGCGGATCGTGTTGCAAGAGAGCAGCGCAAGTTTGACAAGAAGATATCTGGCATTGATCTGGATGACGCTAAAGACTTAATGGCACAGCGAGAAGCTGCCGAGTTGGAGCGTAAGAAAGAACGTGGCGAGTTTGATTCTATCCTAAAGCAAACGGTCGAGAAAAAAGACATAGAGATTCAGAGTTATAAAAGCAAGCTGCAACAGACGCTAGTAGATGGGGCGATCTTAGGTGCTGCTGGTAATAATAACGCTGTTAATCCGAATCAAGTTTCTCAGTTGCTGAAAGACCAGACCAGACTGTCAGATGACGGAACGGTTGAGGTGCTGGACGCTAACGGTACACCGCGATACAATGACAGCGGTGATTTGTTATCAGTCAATGAGATGGTAGCTGAATTCTTGACAGTAAACCCGCACATGGTCAAAGCCTCACAAGGTGGCACAGGATCGCAGGGTAACGCTGGTGGCTCTACACAGAAGCCTACATCTGTGGCAGATATGGTTGCAAACTGGGAATCTGGCGGCAAAGAAGCATTCGCTGCTATGAAGAAAAAGTAACCACCAAACCACAAACTAATTTTATTTAAAGGCAATTATCATGGCTGCAACTACTTCCACAACTCTCGACGATCTATTTGTAAATATCGTTGCTCAAGCGCGTTTCACCGCTGAAGAGCAATCTTTAATGATGGGTCTAGTAACTAACTACAACATTCAAGCCCAAGCTGGCAAGACTATTCAGGTTCCTAAGTACCCAGCAATCGCTGCTGCTGACTTAACCGAAGGCACTGACATGTCAAGCACCACTGTATCTACTAGCTCAGTTTCTGTAACTGTTGGCGAAGTAGGCGCACAGGTTCTGCTTACTGACATGGCTACCTACGGTGACGGAAACCCTGCTGTTGAGCTGGGAACTGTTCTTGGTAACGCTATCGCTACTAAGATCGATACTGACCTGATCGCTTTGTTTGACGGCTTCTCTGGTTCTATCGGTGCTGCTGGCGCTGAAATCACTGTAGCTGACCTGTTCAAAGCTGCTGCGACTCTTCGTGCTGCTAAGATCACTGGCGCTATTAATGCTGTTGTACATCCTTTCCAAGCGTACCAGTTGAAAGCTAACCTAACTAACACCTTTGCTAACCCAAATGGTGGCGACTTGCAGAACGAAGCAATGCGCAACGGTTATGTTGGTACTATCGCTGGAATCAATGTTTATGAGTCTGCCAACGTAGCTATCGATGGTAATGGCGATGCTAAAGGTGCTGTATTTGCTCCTGAAGCTCTGATGATCGCTATGAAGCGTGACTTCAACATTGCTCCACAGCGTGACGAGTCACTCCGTGCATTCGAGCTTAACGCCACTGCTGTTTATGGTGTTGCAGAGCTTGATGATGCGTTCGGTGTTGAGCTTCTGTCTGACGCTGTACTGTAAGACTAATTGCCCCTTCTTCGGAGGGGGCTTTTACTTGAGGTTTATATGGCTTATTCAAGCGATGCAGATTTATTAAAGCTAATCCCCGATATTCTCGATCTAGGTATCGAGTCTTTTGTATTGGAACACCCCAAAGCACAGGCAGATATTCAACGTGAGTTACGCATTAAGTGGTGGCCGCGCAAAAACATTGCTGGCGAAATGGATACTACTAAACTAACTGACAGCCAGTTTGTTACAACATCAGCTTATCTAGTGTTGTGGCGTTACGCATTGCCACAACTTACCAACTGGGTAGACGGCGACCGATTCGGCAATATGATCGACTTCTACAAAGCTAGATACGGTGAGGAATTGGAAGCTGTATTAAGCGATGGCGTTGATTACGATGCTGATGGCGATGGGAACGTCAAATACGATGAGAAGCAACCTGTCGGTCAGTGGTTAGATAGATAATGGATGTTAAAGTTAATACCAATGCCAAAGACATTGCAAAACGTGTTGGCAAGAAAGGAAAAGAGTTATCAGCAAGCATTAAAAAAGCCTTGTCGATTACTGCTCAATCCGGTATTAATATTATTGAAGACAGAACCAGTAAAGGTGTTGGCTTTAAAGGCGGCAAGTTTAATGGCTATACAGCCACATACGCGGCATTTAGAGCAAGTCGAGGTAGAGGCACCAACCCTGACTTACAATTTACAGGGCAAATGCTTAGTTCTATGACATCCAGAGCTAATAGCAAGCAAGCTGAGATATTTTTTAGCCGTGCAACTGAGTCTAAAAAAGCTGCAATGAATAACAAAACCAGACCTTTCTTTGGTTTTAGTGATCGCGAAGAAAAGCAACTAGCACAAGTATTCTTTAAGGCGTTGAAATGAGTGTACGAGAAAACATTGCTAACAATTTAGTAGCTACCTTGCAGGCTGTAACAGCACCTGTAGGTATTAAGTACGTTACTAGGGAGCCGTTTGATTTTACTAAATTATCAAGCGCACAGTTTCCAGCAATATTAGTTCGCAGTGCTGGTGAAGACAGAGAAGATAGCTCTATCGGTGGTTCTATTACTCAGCGAATGGCTACCATAAATTACGAATTCATTTGCTACGTTAAAGGGTCTGTGATTGATTCAGCCCGCAACAATCTTATTGAAGCAATTGAAGAAGCTCTTGATGTTGACCGTTTGCGTGGTGGTTATGCCCTAGATACGCAGATAACCAATATCGAGATTGATGAAGGTTCTATTGACCCGATTGGCGGGATCATTATTACAGTTCGCGTTTTGTACCAATACACTCGCGGCACAACTTAACTTAAATTTAAAAGGTAATTATCATGGCGACTAAAACAGGCGCATCTGGAGTAGTAAAAGTACAAGTCTCAGGCACGACTGTTGCCGTGGTTGGCGAAGTACGTTCTTTCACGTTTGATGGGTCAGCAGATACTATTGAAGACTCAGTAATGGGCGATACTTCACGATCTTATAAGCAAGGCTTGAAAACTAATACCGTCTCACTTGACGTTTATTGGGATGAAGCTGATGCACAGCAATTAATCCTAGATGAGCGGGCTGAGATTGATTTTGAAATATACCCTACAGGTACTGGTACTGGCGAGACTTACTTCTCTGGTGGCGGCATTGTTACTTCTCGTTCAATCACTGGTTCTTTTGATGGCATGGTTGAAGCCAGCTTCTCTATTCAGTGCAGCGGAGCAGTAACAGAAGCAACAGCTTAATTTAACAACTAGGAGAATAGTTATGGGTTTAGCAAAAGATTTACGCAGTAGAAGAAAGCAGGAAGCTAGGGAAGTATCAGTTCCTGAATGGGGTGACGAATCTGGAGCATTTAAGTTGTATTGCAGGGCTATTACTTGCTATGACTTAGATCAACTACAGAAGAAGCACCCCAACTTTCTTAATAACACCACAATCGGTGCAATGGTAGATTTGATTTGCATGAAAGCACAAGATGAGGGCGGCAATAAATTGTTCGCATCTGCTGAAGATCGCCTTGATTTGATGGGTGAAGAGACAAGTATTATTTCCGAAATCGCTAACCAGATGTTTGCAGAAATAGAATCTGTAGAGGCGGCTGAGGGAAACTAAGAAGCGATCAGTCTAGGATGAATCTGCTTTCCTTGGCTGACCGCCTGCACATGAGTATAGAAGAAGCAGAGCAAATGCCTGTTAGTCACTTTAATGAGTGGTTGGCCTATTATCATATATTGAGCGAGCAAAATGGCTGAAGATGTAAAGATTGTAATTAGCGCGGTTGATAAAACTAAGAAGGCATTTAGTGGTGTAACAAGCGCACTTAAAAAAGTTGCTAAAGCCGCTTTTAGCATGAAATCTGCCTTTGCTCTTGCGGCTGGTGCTGGCGCTATTGGGTTTATGATTAAGCAATCTTTAACTGCCATAGATACGCTAGGAAAGACTGCATCCAAGATAGGCACTACCACTGAAGCACTTAGCTCCCTGCAATTCGCAGGAACCCAGACGGGTGTTACTATTGAAACCGTCAACATGGCTGCACAGCGATTTACAAGGCGTTTAGCTGAAGCCGCTAAAGGCACTGGCGAGGCTAAAGGCGCACTCAAAGAATTAAATATTGATGCTGAAGAGCTAAAGAAGAAATCACTAGATGAGCAGATGCTACAGCTTGCCGATGCTTTCGGTAATGTTACAACATCAGCAGATAAAGTCCGTCTAGCCATGAAGCTGTTTGACTCTGAAGGGGTCGCGCTAGTAAATACCTTGGCTCTTGGAAGGCAAGGTTTAAAAGATATGTTTATCGAGGCTGACCAATTAGGTTTGGTAATGTCTGGAAAAGCAGCTAAAGGCGTGGAAAAGGCAAACGATTCTCTTTCTAAATTGTTTGGATTATTTAAAGGTTTGCGCAATCAGATAACTGCTAACCTTGCTCCAGCCATAGAAGCATTAAGCAATACGCTAAAAGATAAGTTTTTAAAAGATATTCAAGCCGCTGGCGGTAGCGTTGAAGAATTTGGCCGTATGTTGGCTGAAAGCATACTCCAAGGATTAGCTGATATTTTGTTAGCACTAGGATCAACGGCTAGGGCTTTTGTTGATTTTGCTAATGGCTTTATTGAAATGGCCAATTACGTTAGAGATTGGATGGATTTGGCGCCAATCACCACTAAGATGACTTATGATTTTAGTAACTCTATAGACAATGCTGCTGGCAATGTTTGGCGCCTTAAAATGGGGCTTAGAGGGCTAAGAGAAGAGGCTGATGGTTTAGGTGATGATGAAGTTCTTCCAACTACTATGGAAAAATGGGGGGCATCAATCAAATCTGCTGGAAATGCATTGCCCAGCTTGGCCGAAGGAATGGATGCAGTTTCTAAGAATGCCGCAGGATCATTAACAGACGCTTTAACCTCTGCAATCAGTGGTGCAAAATCTTTTGGCGATGCAATGAAAGATATGGCTAAAAGCGTTATTGATAGCCTAATTAAAATGATGGTTCAATATTGGATTGTACAGCCATTGTTTAATGCTATTGGTGGCGCTCTTGGTATGCCTACGACAGCAGCAACAGGAAAGGCAATCGGTGGATCGGTTCAGAACGGGCAGCCTTACATGGTTGGCGAGCGCGGGCCAGAGATGTTCGTTCCCAACCAAAGCGGTTCTATTGTACCTAACGGAAGTTTAGGCGGTGGCGGTGGCGTTACTGTTAACCAGACTATTAACGTATCTACAGGCGTACAGCAGACAGTCAGGGCAGAAATTGCTACACTGATGCCACAAATTGCCAATGCCGCTAAAGGTGCAGTTGCAGACGCTAGACAGCGTGGCGGTGGGTTCAGCAAGTCATTAGTCGGAGCATAAGAAATGCCATTAGCTTTCCCCAACGTAGGCATTACATCAATCAGCCTGCGTTTAAAACGAACTGTTGCGGTTACAGAATCACCGTTTACCTATGATCAACAGGTGTACGCCCACCAAGGCGCTATATGGCAAGCAGAGGTCAATCTACCGCCTTTAACGCATGACGAGGCACGATCAGTCGAAGCATTTATAGTGGGCTTAAAAGGTCGCTCTGGTACGTTTACGTTCGGTCACCCTTTACATACAAGCACAGCCACAAGTACCACATCTGGCACAACTGCGGTGAGGGCTGAAGTATTGGCTACTACTTCTGGCGCTAGTGCTGTAACTGCTGGTACTTATTTCCAGTTAGGCGACTATCTTTATATGGTCACAGCCGATAAATCTTCTGGCGCTGGTAACCTCTCTTTTCAACCACCATTACGGGCAGCAGTAGCAAGCGGCACAGCATTAGATTTTACCCTACCAAAAAGCCTGTGGCGTTTATCGAGCAACGATATAGGCTGGTCTACTGATGCGGCTTCTATTTACGGATTCAGTCTTGCCTTTGCAGAGGCTATCTAATGAGCAGAACATTAAGCACAGAAATGCAGGCGGTTGCTACTGCTGAGTTAGTACGCCCTATCTATTTAGTAGATATGGAGTTTAGTTCTGGTAGCATTTATCTGTGGTCTGGCATGGGTGATCTTACTTATAACTCCAACACCTATCTTGGTGCTGGTGACCTTCTGTCTATTGGTTCAATCCAAGAAACCGCAGAGCTTACAGCTAATGGCGCAACTGTAACGCTGGGTGGAATAAAGCAGTCTTTGCTTAGTTTGGCTAGAGATGAGCCATACCAAGGAAGACCCTTAATCATTCGCCTTGGCGCATTTGATGAAAGCGGGGATTTAATCGCCAGCCCAGTTATATTGTTTAGCGGATTTATGGATGTAATGACCATTGCAGATTCTGGCGATACATCTACCATTACTGTGACTGTTGAAAATAAGCTAATAGCATTTCAGCGCACAGCAGTAAGACGTTACACAGCAGAAGATCAAAAGATTGAGCATCCGACAGATAAAGGATTTGAATTTGTCGCAAAGATACAAGAGAAAGAAATCATCTGGGGTAGAGCTTCACCAGCTTCGATGTCTAATACCACAGACCCAAGGGCATTTCGTTGATTAAAATAGCTCACGAAAGCCTACTTAATGTAAAACAAGATTTAAAGCCCTTGCTTACTAAGCACTGGTCAGAGACAGAACCTAATCAAGATACAATAATGTTAGACCCAGACTGGCGGGAATATTCTCGCTTAGATCAAGAAGGGATATTGCATATCTTCGCAGCTAGGGATAATGGCAAGTTAATAGGATATTGCGTTGTTATGATATCTAAAAGTATTCATCATAAGCATCATATTTTTGCTTCAACTGATGTTATATACGTTAAGCCAGAATATAGGAAAAGTGCAACAGGTTCAGAATTAATAAGTTTTGCAGAAAAGCACTGTAAAGAAAATGGCGTATCATTAATGACGCTTAATATGAAGACAGAATATCCGTTTGATAACCTTATGGTTAAGCTGGGCTTTAACCTTATTGAACGTGTATACCACAAATGTTTTTTAGGTAAATAAAATGGCTACAGCAGTAATAGCGGGATTAGCAACAGCAGGCGGGGCGGTGGCGGCGGCTGGTGGTTGGGCGGCATTTACTGCTGCTAGTGGCTCTTTATTTGCGGCATTTTCTATCGGTGCTGGTCTTTCTTTGGTATCTCAAGCATTAATGCCAAAGCCATCAATGGGCGCTCAAGTTTCAGGCACAACAACAACCGTGAGAGAGCCTGCATCAACGAGGAAAATGGTATACGGCAGGGCAAGAGTAGGCGGCTCTATTGTTTATTTAGACTCAACAGGCACAGACAACGAATACATTCACATGGTTATTGCTGTTGCTGGTCATGCTATTGATGCCTATGAAGAGGTATGGTTTAACGATGAAAAGGTTTGGGATAGCGGTTATGTTGGCAGTTGGGCTACTTATGTTGACCTTAACTTCCATGATGGAACGCAGACAACAGCAGATGCTAATCTTGTATCAAGGTCTACTCAGTGGACTACGAATCACAAGCTATTAGACACAGCTTACATTTACGTCCGTCTTAAATATGATGCAGAGCAATTCGCTAACGGTTTACCAAATATCTCTACAGTAATTCGTGGAAAGAAAGTCTATAACCCTGCAAACTCTACAACTGCTTGGTCGCAAAACCCCGCGCTTATCGTTAGAGATTATCTATTAGATTCGAAATATGGCTTGGCCGAAGATGCTTCTAATATCAATGCAGCTTCTGTATCTACTGCCCAAACATTATGTGATCAGGATGTATCTTTAAGCGCAGGCGGTACGCAAAAAAGATATGTTTGTGATGGGGTTATTGATACAGGCAATTCAAGAGAGTCTAATATTGAAGCCCTGTTATCTGCTATGGCTGGGCGCTTAATTCACTCTGGCGGGGAATATTTTATATCCGGATCGGCCTATGTAACTCCTACAGTTACTATAGATGAGTCCGTTTTAGCTGGTGCAATATCTACACAGACTAAGCAAAGCAGACGCAGTATTTACAATGGCGTTAAGGGCGTATTTCTCAGCGAAGAAGACAACTATATTCTAGCTGATTACCCTGCTCAGATTAGCAGCACCTATAGTTCTGCTGATGGCGATCCTATCTATCTTGATATGCCACTGCCTACAACCACTAATAATATTAGAGCGCAAAGATTAGCTAAACTAGCTTTGCTACAGTCAAGACAGCAAACACAAGTTACCTTGCCATGCAATTTAGCGGCTTTGAAGTTTAAGGCTGGCGATAATATTATGGTTACCAATGCAAAGATAGGCTGGTCTGCAAAGGTATTTCAAGTCACAGGTTACAACTTTGCGCTGGGTGGTGATGGCAGCATTATAGTAAATGTTCAAGCCATTGAAACTGCATCTGCTATTTATGACTGGGCTTCATCTGATGAAGAAGATTACTTATCAGGCGGTGAGGTAGATTTATACGATGGCCGAACGGTAGCGGCTCCTACATCATTTGCTGGTACAGCATCTACAGCCACAAACTTAGATGGAACTATTGCACCACAGATCGTATCAACTTGGACGGCAAGCGCAGATGCTTTTGTTGTTAAGTATGATTATCAGTGGTCAATAAACAATTCTGATTGGAATTCTTTTGATGTAGAAGGTACGCAGTTTACTATCAGCCCTACAATTGGTGCTGCAACTTACTATACTAGAGTCAGGGCAGTAAATGAGTTGGGAGTCAGAAGCGCATTTGTTACGGCTAACGTGACAGCGGTTGGTGATACTACCGCCCCTGCTGTAGTTAGTAGCCCATCAGCTACCGCAGGGCAAGGCTCGATTACACTGGCGTGGATTAATCCAGCAGATAAGGACTTTTCAAACGCAGAGATTTACAGGTCAAATACTACAGGCGGCACATATACGGCAGTAGCTAGTGTGGCTGGCGGTCATGGGTTGCCATCTTCATTTGTAAACGGCTCGCTCGATGATTCAGAAGATTATTTCTATAAGATTAAGTCAGTAGATTATAGCGGAAACAAATCAGCATTCAGTGCAATAGTAAGCGCCACAACAGATGCGCCTGCTTCACCGCCCAGAGCAGATAACGGCTATGTCTATTACACCCAGTCTAGTGCTAATGCTCCAAGCACCCCAAGTGCAACATCTTACAATTACGACACAGCTTCCTTTGGTGGCCTAACGGCTAACTGGCAGAAGAACCCGCCTACTATTAATGGTGCAGATGGTAAGTTCTGGGCAAGTAGTTTCACGATTACCGAATCTAGTTTTGGCGGTTCGCAGACTATTACCTTCTCCGCTCCATTTGCTTCAACGCAGTTTGACGGTCTGGTCACTTTTACAAATCTCAACTCTGAATTAGCAAACGCTTCCAGCACTGAAATTACTACTATCAATGGTGGATTAATTAAGACTGGAACAATGGAGGCTGACCGAATCAGGGTTGATGGTGTTGGCATTGATGTTGTTACTAGCGGGTCAAACAAAAGTTTAATTATTGGTGATGACGGTGTAACGACAGTAAAAATAGATGACCTTGCAGTAAGTTCTGCAAAAATTGCTAATCTTGCTGTTACTACAGGTAAAATTGCTAACCTTTCTGTTGAAACATTAAAGATAGCTGGCAATGCCGTCACGTTGCCAAGCAGCTCATACACATCAACCGCTAGTAATTTGTCAGAATCAAATGGAGAGGTTACACAACAAACTGTTACTTATACTTCTGAAGGTGGTTCTGTAAATATTTTTGCTACTATTGTATTTTTTGGTTATGACGATGATGAGACCAACGAAGGTGTGCAAGTTGCTTTTTCAATAAAAAGAAACGGCACATTGATTGGATCAGCAACCCCTATTGCAGTTCAAAATTGGCAACTAGGCGATTTAGGTAATGGAAGGAAAGAGCGTCAAGTGTATGCTGTTTCTTTAAAAGATGTTCCATCTTCTGGAAGTGTATCTTACACGCTAACCGCAAAACTAGAAGATCAAAATGGTAGCACTATCACTAACAATCCAATTGTTACATTATCTAATAAATCGCTTGTGACACTGGAGGTTAAAAAGTGAAATCGTTTATAGTTTACAAAAGTGACGGAAAGATAGTTAGGACTGGAAGCTGTGTTGATTCCGATTTTGATATGCAGGCGGGGGAAGACGAGTTTGTAATTGAGGGCATTGCTGATGATACTTTGAGCATTATAAGTGACGGAAAAATTGTTAATGCTCCAGAAGCTGATGCAACAAATACTGATGATTTGATACACCAAACGCAAAAAGAATCCAGAGCAAATAGAAATGCTAGGTTGCAAAAATCAGACTGGACTCAATTCCCTGACAGCCCTTTAACAACCGAAAAGAAAGCAGAGTGGATGACATACAGACAAGCCTTGCGCGATGTACCTTCAAACAATGCGAATGTCACATCACTTGATGATATAATATGGCCGACAAAGCCGGAGTAATGAAATGATCTATCAATTAGTACAAAGCGACCAAGCCCCGCAAGTACAAGCAGTGCTTAAAAGACAAGATGACGGCTCAGTGATTGACTTCTCTGGCGGCAGTTGTGCGTTAAAGTTTAGAGCTAAAGGCACAACAACTATCCTGTTTACTTTAGCGGCAGCAGATGTGGGCGGTAACTTTGCTGCTGGTATTGCTGTATTCTCCTTCTCAGGCACACAGCTTGATTTAAGTGAAGGATATTATGAAGGTGAGATTGAAATCACCTATGCTGGTGGAGCTGTAGAGACAGTATTTGCAGTGTTGGACTTCTACGTTAGGGCTGACTTCTAATGATTAAGGCGGTTGTTGCTTTTAAGAAAGCGGTTGCCACTATTGGCTTCAAGAAGGCCATTGCTGATATTAATTTCGGGGACTTCCTTATCTTTAGGTTTTTCTTCGATGTTTTAGGTATTACTGACAGCCCATCTAAGGCGTTAGGTAGGTCTATTGGTGATTCTTCTAGTGCGTTTGATGCCGAAATTAAAGGAATAGCGAAAGCAGAATCTGACGCATCTTTTACAACTGACTCTGCATTTCTTGGATTTGGATCGGTACAGTCTGACGCTGCTTCTTTTTCTGATGATATTGACTCTTTTGATTTAGGTAAGGGACTACAGGATTCACCAGTTACCAGTGAAGACCAGAATATGGACTTTCACAAGTTCATTAGTGAGCAGACAGGCGTAACGGATGACCTAGACGGTGAAGCGACTGCCGATGATGATCAGGAAATGACTTTTACCAAGGTTAGGTCTAATCTTGCCACTATGACTGACCTTTTCGTTTCTAGCAGTGGTAAGGGTTTAAGTGATACAATCGGGTCATCTGATTCTGGCTCTTTGCGCGGTCAGGGCTATTGCGCTTTTGACTATTTTGAGGCCGATTATGTCGGCTATATACAATCTTTTTAACAGGTGATTTATGATTAACGATGATTTAAAACTGCGCGGCGATGTTGCGATAGTTCTGAAAGACAAAGACGGCAATGTAAAAGACAGCCGTGAAATACACAACTTAGTAGTTAGTGCTGGATTAGAGTTTATTTGCTCGCGCATGGCTGGAACTTCTGCTGGTGTAATGTCTCACATGGCATTGGGTTCAGGCACTACTGCTGCTGCCGCTGATCAGACTGACTTAGTATCGATTCTAGGTTCTAGGGAAGCGCTAGACAGCTCTACTGCGTCAAGCAATACCATTACTTATGTTTCATCTTTCGAGGCTGGTGAGGGAACTGGTGCGGTTACAGAGGCAGGCGTATTTAACGCTGCAAGCTCTGGCACTATGCTTTGCCGTACTGTTTTCGCAGTTGTTAACAAACAAGCTGACGACACAATGTCAGTGACTTGGACTATTACTTTAACCGCATCTTAATTGGAAGGGGCTACCGATGTCTACGATTACTACAAGGGCAGGCAAAGGCTCGCCCCTTACAAATAATGAAGTTGATGCTAACTTTACCAATCTAAATACCGATAAGGCCGAGCTTTCTGGCGCGGCTTTCACTGGTGCTATTACTACTAATTCTACGGTTGATGGTGTAGATATTGCGACAAGAGATGCAATTTTAACAAGCACAACTGCAACCGCTGATGCTGCCTTGCCCAAAACTGGCGGTGCAATGACAGGTGCTATCACGACTAACAGCACTTTTGATGGCGTAGACATAGCAACACGGGACGCGGTTCTCACAAGTACCACAACTACTGCTGACGCGGCACTTCCAAAAGCTGGCGGTGCAATGACAGGAGCTATTACTACCAATTCTACCTTTGATGGTAGAGATGTAGCTACTGATGGCACTAAGCTAGACGGCATTGAAGCTGGTGCTACCGCAGACCAAACAGATGCAGAGATTCGCGCAGCAGTTGAAGCCGCTACAGATTCTAATGTGTTTACAGACGCTGACCACAGTAAGTTAAATGCTATTGAAGCCCTTGCAGACGTAACAGACACAGCCAACGTGACAGCCGCTGGTGCCTTAATGGACAGCGAGTTGACTAGCGAAGCCTCCGTAAAGGCTTTGAATCAGGGTGTTGCTACTACTGACAGCCCTACGTTTGTAGGCTTAACAACCTCTGGCGAAATCACAGCCAACGGTGGCATAGCATTGGGCGACGGTGATGAATTAACACTAGGCGATAGTGACGAATTTAAAATTAAGCATCACGCTTCTGGCTACACGCATTTACAGAACACAGTAGGCACATTGTACATTGACAGTGACAGCGTGACTTTCCGTGATGATGATGGCTCTCCATCTAATATGGTCATAAGCCAAACAGGCATAGACGTTACTGGCACAGCCACGATGGATGGGTTGGATTTAGGTGCTACAACAGATGCGGCAACCGTATCAACAACACCAGCGGACTATCAACTGCAATTAGGGGCAGCCAATAGCACAACTGGAGATATTGGTCAGAACATTTCTTTTGGCACTGGCGGAAATGTTACCGCCTCCATCAACAGTTATGACGCAGGTTCAAGTGCTGCAACTGGATTAGCGTTTTTTACTGGGACTAGCTCGACACTTAGAAGATATTTTAATATCACCGCTGGCGGCGATGTGTCGCTGTATGAGAACACAGGCACAACGCCTAAGTTCTTCTGGGATGCGTCTGCGGAGTCTTTGGGTATTGGTACTAGTTCGCCTAGTACGCGCCTAACAGTAGGTGACGGAGTTAGTTCTGAAGCAATAAAAGTTAACGCGGGTTCAGGTTGGGCTGACCTTAGGTTACACAGTGCCTCCGCTAACGGAGGTAGTATCTATTTTAACGATGGAGCAGACGCAGGACAGATTTTCTATTACCACGTTGAGGATTCTATGCGGTTCCATACTGCTACAGAAGAACGCATTCGCATCGATTCCAGCGGTAACTTTCTACACGGGAAAACCGGTCTAGCAATAGCGCAAGAAGGTATTGTCTTTGAGAGAGGCGGTGCCGCAGAGTTTACAACAGATGCTGCGAGAGTAATGCGCCTTAACCGCACCTCTAGTGATGGTAGTGTTCTTGAGTTTAACAAGGACGGCACAACCGTAGGTAGTATTGGTACTAAAACAGGTTCCGTGTACATAGGCACAGGCGATGCAGGAATAGGGTTCAACCATCACGGTGGCGGTAATTTAGACGCTATTATGCCTTACTCAATAACAGCAGGTGCTTTTCAAAATGGAGCAGTTGACATTGGTGGCTCCAGTAACCGCTTCAAAGACCTCTACCTATCGTCGGGTGTCTACTTAGGCGGCACAGGTGCTGCTAATAAGCTGGATGACTATGAGGAGGGGACTTGGACTCTTGCTTCTACTACAACTGGAGTAACTATAAGCTCGCAGAGTTGTAGATATACAAAGGTAGGTCGTTTAGTAACACTAACTGGCTCTATAATTTTCTCAGCGTTGCCCTCAAATATTTCAACTATGTCATTATCAGGAGCGCCCTTTAATTGTTGGGGAGAACACACCGCAGGAATTGTCAGAGAAGTTACCGCTGTAGGCGCAATTTACGTTCTTCAAATAAATGCAAATTCAACTAGTTTTGGAATGAACTCCTACAGTGGGGTTGCTAACGGCTCAGCTCGCATCTTTGCTATCAACGAAGGCTACAACTTTTCATTGACTTACACAGTTTAACACCCATACGCCTAGTGGACTCTAGGCACAGACAGGAGCAACACAATGGCTTTAGAAAAAGTAATATCAGAAGACAAGATTGAAATCGTAGGCGACTACAAAGCAGTACAAGTACGAACCTGCACCAAGGTACTAGAGGACGGCGTAGAGCTATCTTCAGGCTACCATCGCCACGTTATAACCGCAGGTGATGACTACAGC